AAGAGTACCATCGACCCCTTGGTACTTTCCTTTGTTGAGCTTTTGAGCCGCCAATAATCGGTTTAGACTAACTAAACCATCACCTGGTGACGAACCCGCGCTCATACTCCTATAAATATCATGTTCAATATCCAACAGCAACGTATTGATGTGTTGATCGAAACGAGAAGCATCCAATCCAATTGCAACAGGATCGCTGAAGGAGTCCCACATGTCTGAAATCGTGTTACCACGTTCGACCATGTTCATACCTTTAGCGACGGTTCTATGTGACCCCGTTGCATCAAAAATCTTATCAATATTTGCGAACACACTATGCTCCAAATGTTTGATATACCTACCCAACATTACATTAAATCGTGGTGACCGAGGTTGAATCGCCCTTGGTGCCCCTCCGGGCTTGCGATATTCATCCTTGGTAAAGGTCTTCACCACGCAATCCTGAGCGCTAAATGTTTGCGCATTTAAGCTCTCAACCGCCGCTTGATACGTCCGTAGCTTCGCCCCACCGTAACACGAAAGAAATTCTTCGTTTGTCATCGGGCTGACTTGGCCACTAAGATCAATCAAGCTCTTCATCTTCGAGCGGAATGATTTGGTTGCGTTTTGCACATGCTGCCCTGCCATGATTCGTCGAACATCTTCATCTTCCACATCAGGAAAACATTCTCGATCCCATGGTTTGGGTGCTGTTTTGAACCCGCCATTTTTCTTAACAAAGAAAACTCGTTCTAGCACAGCATGTGCAACCGACTCAATGTCGTTGTTGGGCATATCCCAGTTTGGGCCATTACCGTGACGGACTCGGTACATGGCCCGGGCACTCCTGCCCACGTCCTGCCTAGAACGCTTGATATGGATTGTGTTCTTACGAGAAGAATTAACATCAGTGGCAATCTGTTGCTCAGTGATTTTACTCCTACTCGTAGATCCATTCAAGCGCCCTAAGCCGCCCTAGCATCGGGGCCCAGAAGTGCTAACCACAAGGTCAGCACGTCTGGATGCGCGTTCTTTCACCGCCTCGTGTTGGTACACCTCCTGTAACACGAGCTCATCTGATGATGGTACCCAGAACATTCGAGATCCATGCAATACAACTGCATAAGCATCTTTGTCTCTCAAACTCCTCCATTTACCATCACCTGAACGACGCAAAGCTTCAACCCGTTTAGCGACATCGGAATAGACTAATTTCCTGTTTTCAGAATTATCAGGAATATAGCCCAACCTCATTTTCACTAATGAAGCAACCTCACCAGCTAGGACTGGTACCCGCAGGGCGCGACCGCAACCAAAACCAGCCTTCTTACTCCGAAGCGAACGTTTGGTCACAGTGATGTACTGCTCGACGGGCGGGGGGACGGACGCCTCCCCTTGCTCATTTTCATCACCATCGTCAGCTTCGACTGTTCCGTCGACAACTGCCAGTAATACACCCGCCTCCTCGGGTGTAGCTGATGGTTCAAGAACGTCAATCATTTTGCTAACACACTTCTTAGCTACATATTTAGTAGCCATACAAGTGAGATCAACAAGCACCGTAGCCAACAAAGCGGATCCTGGCGAATCCATTGTAGGAGCGGTTGATTTCCGAGAGCTTGAACCCTCTTTGGGGTGAATCTCCGAGCCATGAGATTCACTTGAAGTCGCGGCGGGCTCTTTGCTTAGCCAAGCAAGAGTCCGCCGCAGGGCGGTGGTGGTGTAGGACTCCACTGGTTGTTCTACAATACCGGTTACGTTCCGATCCAATTTAATGTCGACTTCACGACTTGGATGTTTTCCGTCCTTAGCATTGTCACTCACCAGCTGAGTATCCTGCACGGCCACTGCCCGGGTGCACTCCGGGGGTTCCACGCCCCGGGGTGCCTGCTGCATAATATCGTTATTTCCGTT